CGGATTGAGAGCCATCATAATATGCTACAGAATTAACACCATCAACTATGATTGTTTTCTCTCCTGTACCCATATTGTAATGAGCAAATCGTACTTTCCCTCCAGATAATGCTGTCCTACCTGCATAATTAGTAGCTGTGTTACTGTGTCCTTGAGTAATGGCACTACTCGTTACAACATGGTATTTATCATTCCTAGCAACTAAAGCCGTATAGTTGTTACTAACACACGAAAGACCCTGAATATTACCACTTGTAGGCACTACACTTGAATTAAATTTATTATAACCCTTTATCTTCTTATACCCACCCGATAAAGAAGGTTCAAAGTTCTCTAATATTGTCGCACTTCCTACAGCATTAGTACCTTGCTGAAGAGGACTCAAATTAGATATTAAACCACCCTTAAATTCTAGTGGAAATGTCTGCCAATCTGTTGCCATTTAGGATACTCTTAATATATTATTAACACCACTTGATCTAATAATCATAGAAGATCTTAAATATTGATATCTATTAATATAAAGACTTCTCATATACTTTATGCCCTGACTAAATTTTTGTTGTGATAGTTGAGCCGATTGATTATCCCCTCTAAATTGATAGGCATAAAACATTGCCCCATCAACAATTACATGCTGAAATTCTTTAGGAATAGAAGGAACGTCATCGTATAAAACTAATTCAACAGGGTTTTGGTAATACTCATATACAATTTCGTACGCTTTGTCGGGGGAAGGTACAAATATAAATTCCTGACTAGGTGTTCTTACAACATGCATAGGAACACCCCTTATTCCTGTACTTGTATTATACTCATGATCAAGGTATGTTTCTAAATATTCTTGATAATCTAATGAACTTAGTTTTTTAGTTTCTACATTTAATGTGTCATTACGTTTAATCCTAAAACTATCTAAATTTATAAGTTTTGCATCTTCAGGATATGCATACCGAACAATACCTGCAGATAATGTTTCCTCTTCTTCTCTATGATTCCAAGGCCAACTGAACTCCTCATGGTTAATATGTCTAATAGAGGAATTAACTGCATCTTTAGCTGTCTGATAAAACCCTGTTGCTGTAGGAAATGTAGTCGAGTTAAGTTCTACCTCATTTAGCCTTCTATTAATTTCATTAACTATTTCTAAAAAATTATATGCCATACTAGTTTTCCTTAATACGTAATGTAACAGATCTTTCTGCCACCAAACCTGATGGGGTAGAAGTCATCTGACACGTAAGTTTATACGTTTTATTTATTGTTCCTGCTTCTAATCTTATCGTAGCAACTGTGTTACTTTGCGTTTGCAATGCTCCTTTAGAAGTAAGACCATCTATAGTTACATCTTGATTGTACGTAGCTGCTGTCTTTACACCATCAGCATCATTAATAAACCAAGCTATTCTTGGATTTGTTGATATTGTATCATCTCCTAGAAACCTAGACCAATCTATACTGTAATCTAACTTTTCATCTGGATCTTTATTAGGCCATTTATAAGACATATTATTTCCTTATGCTGCTTTTAATCTACTAGGCTGCACCTGATATGGTCTTTCAGGAATTTGCACTACCCTATTTTGTTCTTCTACATGGATAGTACTATTTAGATAATTGTCTCTATAGTCTACATAGACTGTTCTTGATCGGAAGTAAGAGTCATCACTTAAAACTATAAGTATAAGATTATCATTACTTAATGTTCCTGTCAGAGAAACTGAATCTATAGCGACATTAGCACTACCAATTACACTTAAAGTACCTAATGCTGTTGTGGCAACTACACTTGTAGGTGTCACATTAGCGAAACTTGTAATACTTAAAGTACCTAATGCTGTTGTAGCAACTACACTTGTAGGTGTCACATTAGCGGAACTTGTAATACTTAAAGTACCTAATGATACTGTACTTATAACTGAATCTATAGCGACATTAGCACTACCAAGTATACTTAAAGTACCTAATGCCGTTGTAGCAACTACACTTGTGGGCGTGATATTAGCGGAACTTGTAACACTTAAAGTACCTAACGATAACGTAGTTACTAAACTTGTAGGCGATACATTAGCAGAACCTACATACAGAGTAGTTCCTAATGAGAGTGTAGAAACTAGGCTTGTAAGAGTTACATTGGCAGATCCTTCGTAAGTGGGCGTACCTAATGAGAGTGTAGCGACTACACTTGTGGGAGTTACATTAACATCTGATGCACCTACTCCACCAAAGGGTGCTTGACTGAATGCTGTTATACCAAAAGACATATCTTAGAAAGGCCCAGCACTATCTGCTGCTGCACCATTGTTAGCCGTAATTGTATGGTTTGAGGTGCTATCATCTTCAATTGTAGAAGGATCATTACAAGTCAGAAGTTTTGTATTTGTAATTGCACTAAGATTCACTGTTGGGGGAGTGAAGTTAGCTGTATAAACTTCGTCATGAACAATCCTAAAATTTGAAATCTTACCATTGCAGTAGCCATTCCATTTGTCTTCACGACCTATGTACATAAGATGACCACTGCTAGAGTTCTCAGTAGTGGCAGCAACTTCCATACCCGGCACCGCAGTACCATCAAAGTAAACCCTCCATTTGTTGTCAGAAGCCCTCCTCGTTATAGCAAAATGATGCCACCCTGTTTGCGTATAGGCATTCGTGCTAATGTTATATATATTATTGTTTAAATCCCAAGCGTGATAATTATAAAACTTATTGTCACTTGACCAATTAAATAGCATATGTCTAGTTGATGAATTACCTGATTCATAAATCTGGTAATATGGTTCGTAAACACCTGCAGAAGTTCTGTATACCCAGAACTCTATTGTTCTCGCAATTCCTAAAGCTCGCATTTCAAAATCTGCTGAGCCTCCAATGGATAAGTAATTGTTTGTCCCATCAAAGACCACAGAGGCATTGACTGTAAATGCTAAAGTAAAGTTCTGAACTGTTGTTGCCGCAGAAATAGTATCCGAAGCTGAGAACGTGATACTGAACGTACCTGCATAACTAGAATTAGTCGTTGGTGTCACCTTAAAGAATTTATTGGTTGTATTAGTAGAGGCAGCTAAAGAAGCATAAGTTCCACCTGAAGTGGCACATGATGTAATCGTAGCACTCGCTCCACCACCATTAGTCAATGAGCCTGTGGTCACTGCATAAGAATACTGTATTGTCGTACCCTCATCCACATCAGCAGCAGTTATTTCTATTGAAGTCGCAGTACCATCTTTAGCTAGCGTTATATTAGCTCCATTAGAAGGAGCAGAAATTGTAGGCGTGGTGTTCACTGTGGCAATTTTGTACCACCCTGTCCCATTATTAATATATAAACTTTTGTTCGCAGTAACATAAGCCTGATCCCCTGCACTTGCTGTCACTGCTGTCATGGCAGAAATGTCGGCATAGACAGATGTACCCCCTGCGTTAGAGGCGGCGACTGAACCACCACTTGCCTGTGTTTCAAAGGCCACCTTATTATCTGAACCCTTCTTAAGAATAACAACATTAGACGCATCACCAATATGCAACTCCGAAGCAAGAATCTTTTTACGATTATTTGACGTATCTTGAACTGTCAAATCATTATTGCCATCCGTAACAAGTTTAGTAGAACCAATTACAATTGGATCTGACCCACTTCTCTGGCTACGATCTAGTGCTTTACTCATTTATTACTCCTATGGCTTAGTAGGCCAGTCATCTGTTTCCAGATTAGGCCAATCAGAATGTGTCGGAAGATCCCTAAGAGCTTGCCGATAAGTTTTCATTTCGTCACTCAAGGTCACATCTGACAGAGCGTAGAAATCTGTTTCAGATAATAGATCATTTCTCTTTCCTCGGTTCTTTATTGCTCGTCTCGCAGATGCTCCATCATTCCATTTCTTTCGATCCGCAAGAATTTCTGATTCTTCTGAAGAAGTTGCATCACGAGTTCCAGTTTTAGTCGCTATTTTTAATGCCATTTTTCTATCCTAACTTTTTGCAATTCCATACAATTTAAAAACGCCACGAGC